ATGGAATTGAAAATGAAAGTTTACATTTTACATCTTTATGAACTTCAACTTCCTCAAAATCAGTAACATGAGTTATTGGATTTTTGACTTTTTGTTGTTCAAAAACGCAACAGGTATCTTTATACATACTTTCTATCGCTTTTCTAACTGCATTCACATTTAATCACCACACAAATCTTCTATACTTTGAAAAATCATCATTACCATAGTTAATAAGATGATTGATATATGCATCAAATATGGCCTGTGGTGATGATTTGACATCAAATGATACTTGTGTATCACCCTCACGAATTGAAGCTACTATGCTATCGATTTGTTCGTCAGTAAGCATATTTGAACTACGCATACCATTAAGAAACTCACCACAAACACGCTCAACAAAAACAAAATGAAGTCCTTTAGGAACTTCACTTTGATTTGTCTTATTTTTGATGTCTTGCTCTACTTTTTCAATGATGTATTTCAGAATAAATTCATCTGTTTCCCATGCTTCGTAATTCAACGATTTAAGCCTTTTAACAACTTCTTTTTTCAATTCATCAAATACTTCTTGAATCATAGCTATTAACCCTTAGAAATAATTCTAGCAATGGCAATAGCTTTATGATCGTAGTATTTTGTAGGTGATGATGAACCATCATTGATTAACGACCAGTTTGAACCTGTCGCAATCTCTGCTTTTGTTGGTGATAAAGATTTAACGTTTTTGTTTAGCCATGAGAATCCGGGAACTGCAACCGCTTTTCTTTTACGAGTATAAAGTGTATCTTCACCACCATTTGTTTTTGGATCACGTGCCATTTCATAAGGAACTTTAGCACCAATATCTTCTAAGTTAATAGCCCCATTACCTAATACATAAGTCGTATATTTGGTATATTCAGGAGTTTGTGCTTCATCATTTGCTGCAACAACTTCAGTAGGCATTGAATCATCAATAATAACTAATCTGCCATTCCATGTTGCCATACCTAAATCACGTTCAACACCTTTTGAATCAGTATATTTTAAGTAACCTAATAAATTTAAGTTTTCTAAATTAGTCGCAACTTGTGAATGCATGATTGCTAAACTAAAAATGTCTTTGTTATCACCACACGCTTTTTGAATAGTGTTATTCAATGATGTAGGACCAACATTAGCTAAATCACCTTCTAAAGCTGAAATATCATTTGTATGTTCATTAACAAATTCTAAGTTTTTAGCACCTGTCATTGAGTAGATACCTTTTAAAATAGCAAGTAATGTATCTTGGTCTACGTTATACCAGTATTTAATCAATTTATCACGTACATTAGCCATGAAATCAACACCACCAGTGATATCATAAGAGAAATCTTTTTCAGTCCATGCTTTCGCTCTACCATAGACAAATACACCTTGTTGATATGTGATTGTTGTATCAGCAGTGATATCTGTTGCACCATCATAGTTATCCGGTTCTGTTTGGTCTAAGTTACCATAGAATGGAATAGTACCAAAATAAGAACCTGTTTGACTTGCAAATAAATTTCTTAATTCGGCATTGCCTGTAATTGCCCCCGATTCTAGTAATTTGTTTCTTTTCACATCAGGTACTGCTTGCATATAGCGCCCAAATGCTTCTTCATTAAATGTTTTTGCATTAACTTGTTTTGCCATGTTTTTTTACCTCTTTTCTTTCTTTTTTTAATCTTGTTGTGCTTCTACTTCAGCGAGGAAATCTTCATAAGTTTTTTCACTATCACCTTTAGAAGCCGGGTTGTTTGGATTTGATGGATTTGTTTCAGTCGGTTTAGCACCATCAATCTTGGTTGCTTGCTTTTCTTCATTGAATAACTAACTATCCGATTTCTTCAAAGCCTTGATTTTTTCGTCAAGTCCTTTAATTGTTCCATCTTCATTGAGTTCAACATCATCACCTAATTCTAATAAAGCTTGCACTGCTTTTGAGTTTTTAGCTTTAGCATCAGTTAGCGCCTTTTCTAGTGCATTGCTTACTTTTAACTCTTTTAATTCTTTTTCATGTGCTTCTTTAGCGGCTTTGTTATCATCTTGAAGTTGTTGAATTTGTTGTTTCAATGTTTCAGGATTATCAGGACTATTTTTCAATTTTTCCAACTGAGCATCACGTTCTTTAATCGTATTGTTTGCCTTTTCAAGTTGTGATTTAATTGTTTCATAATCTTTTTTCGCTTTTTCAATATCCCTACCATTTTCAGCAAGAATTTCATCAATAACTTCCTTTTCTAAATCCAATCCATTAAATAAATCTCTACGCATTTTTATTTCCCCTTTCCTCTTACGATTTTCTACGTGTTTTCTTCACAACAGGAATTGCCTTTTTACGAGCTTGGTCGAATTGTGTTATTTAAGAACACTTTCTAATTGTGATTTGGTGAAAATCTTATTAGGGTTTAATATCCTGATTTCATTTTCACCACCATCCGGCACATTGATAGCGTCATAACCTTTGTTGATAAAAGAAACAATATCCGAATTAGATAAATCGTCTATACTTCCCTTTATAGTGATCACTTTTGCATCTTTAGAAAGATATAAATAAGCTACTTCTTTATTGTTTCTGCTCATTGAAAATTCTTTAGCACTATTTTCTGATGTAGCAGTTGATAAGCCAAAAATATTTCCGCCAGCAACATCGCCAAACTTTTCATTTTTTTCTTTTACTGACATGATTTCAACATTTTTACTTATTTCAGAAACTGAATCTTTTGAACCACCATGATATAACTTAGTGAATGAGTTCTCAAATTCTTCATCACTGTCATATTTTTCACGTTCCTTTTGAAGTAATTGTTTTTTATAAGAAGACGGTTTGTTATTAAATTTATAACTTTCAAGTTTTTCTTCTTGTTCTTGATTTTTCTTTTCTTCAGCTTGTTTTTGTTTCATTGATTCTTTTTCTCTATCCCTTTTTTCTTTTTCAGATTTTGCTTTTTCTCTAGCTTCTTCTTTTTCTTTTTTCAACTGTTCAACAGTTTTTCCTTCTTTTAATGCTTGTAACTCTCTTTTGGCAGCCATTCTTTCACGAAATGTTCCGTTCTTAATGGTATCTTCTAATTCTTTTATTTTTTCTTCTTTACTTTGTGTGCCTTGTTGTTTTGAACCGTTGGAAGATGAAGAACTTTCTTTGCTTTGGTTTGAAGATGAACTATCACTACCCATGCCATTTCGCATCATAGCACTTTCTACTGATTCCCCATCTTCTATAAAGATTTTTCTTCCTTTACACGTTATCCACCTTCCCATTTGAAATCGCTCCTTTCCATTTGCTTTCATCTACGCTTTTTTACGTGGTTGCTTCACATGATTTGATAGTTTTACGTGTTTCCGCACGAATATAAAAAAGGCATCAACAATACGCTGACACCTCTTTTAACCATTTTTCTATTCTGTTTTTAGTCGATTTTAATGCACCTGTTTTCCCATTTTTTATATGCATCAAAATACATTTCTTTTTTATCACCGTTAAATGTGATTTCATAATACATACCATCATAAACAGTTGTACTTAATAATGCTTTATTATTTTGAAGTGCTTTGCAACTCCAAACAACAAATACATCATCTTTTGTAATATGTTTCTTGTCTGTTTTATCGGCGTGTTCATTAAAATAATCAACAACTGCTTTAATGCACAAATCAATAAATTTCTTGTTATCCATTTTACTCACCACCTTTCTAAATATAAAAAGACACTCAAATAAATGAGTGCCTTTTAACCGATATATAAATCACTTCCATCAATCTCTAAATATCCGCTAAGCCCGACTGGCAATACATCATTGTCTGCACTAGGTTTTGATGAACTACTAAAAACTATATGAATATTGATATCATCAGTATTACTGTTATCCATTGACAAACTTACGTCAATTATTTTATACGTTGGGGGGTTAGCACCAAACTTATAAATATGCAACCCTTCACTATTAAATTTTGGACGCATTCCACTTCTAAATGAATCCGATAGTGGTGAAGGTAATCTGAACGGTAAAACAAGAGTACTTGGAGTATAATGCCCCATTCCGATGAAAAAACCGTGATTTACCATTTTGTAATAATATTGTCTACAAAATGCTAATTCGTTCAAATAATTAGGCTGTTCATACTCCGAGTATTTACCTTCGTTTAATTTAAACCATTGCGGAATTATGCTATTGTTATCATTTAATTCTTTTGAAAATAAAGCAATTCCTATTCCTTTCGGTGGATATGCACCTGTGTATGAATCATCCAACATCAAAGTTAATGTGTTCAGTCCTTCTTGAACAATCAATGTTTCACCGATGGTTTTACTTTCATCGTTGAATACCTTATCTTTATTTTCGCTGTTTAAATCACGCTCATATAAACACATTTTCCACTCATAAGGTGTATCGTCCTCTTTCTTATTTATTCTTTGTACAAATAATGATAATGTAACTTCCTTTCCTGATAACTCCTTAGCATAATCACTCTTAATCGGCTGTGATATAGATGCAAATGTTAAACCTTCTTCCGTGTAATTACGTGCATATATATATGATCTATGCATATAGTCATTATACGAAACAGATGCATTTTTAGTTCTGTACCATAAATCATATATTCCGGGTTCATACTCACTATCTGAAGGATTTGAATAGTACGATCTATCATATATTCGTTGACTTATCGGATTTGTGAAATCTGAATTACGTACATAATTAGGTTTAGGCTTTGAAGCTATACTATTGATCGCTTTATTAACCGCTGCAACGGATGGTGCATCTTTGACACTATCAGAAATTAGCGAATCAACAACAACCCCATCTAATGTATGAATTTCTGATGTTTTTTGGACTGCTTTTAACCCTTTCCATTCGGACGGAATATGAAAATCTTTTGCTTCTTCATATCCGGGGTGTATTTTCTGTTCTTCAGGAATAAAAATAATTCCTTGAAGTGGTAATGTATCAGCGGTAATTCCTCTTGTTGTCCATCTTGGTTTCCAATCCAATTCACCTTTTGAATAATCATCTTTCGTAAATATAAAACATGGGTACAATCCATCGGTAGATGTATTTATGTACGTATCATTTTCTTTTCCTAATGATTGTGAAGGTACTCCTTCACCATATAGAATTGTTTTACCATCAAATACTCCATTTTCAACCATTTCATTCACACCATCAACAAGATCACTAACCGTTTGGCTTGTATCAGTTACTAATTTATCAAAACTTTCTTTATTGCTTGAATCAACTGCATTCATTCTTTCTTCCCATTGTTGAAGAATAGAAGGATATTTTGCTGCAATATATCCATCTGCATCAATTGAACTATTAACAAAGATAATCCCCTGATAAGAGAACCATAATACCGATTCTTCATTTTCAATATCCTTAAATGCAATTAAATAATTGATGTGTCCATCTTGTTGTGTTGTATATCCTGTAACTTTCCATGTGATTTTAAGTTTACCTTCAACCACTTCAGTTTCAAGTTTGACTTCATCAATCTTGCCACCCATATCACACACTGCGTAACAATTCATTGTGGATAAATCGGTTGTATCGTACATATAATCAGGCATTCCAAACTTAATAATATCTGTGTTGTTTGAAAACTGCCTTAAATTTATAACAGCAGGATATAATTGTTTATTCTCTAGTGTTAATTTAATATCCACACTTTCACCCTCTTTCTTTAAAAATACAAAAAGCGCCCATTTAGGACGCTTTTAGAAACCTTTTCTACAACTAGGTAGATAGGCAATAAAAAAGCACTCACTTCAATATGAATGCTTCTTATTTAGATTGTATTCTTTTTTCATATATTAAAAATCTTTATATATCTCTTTCATTTTTTTATGATGTTTTTTTATTTCCTCAGGTGCATCATCTCTTAAATGATACACACCTTCATCATCCATGTACATCCATTTATCAGTTTTTTTCATCATTTCCCTATCATGTTTTGTAATATGTGGCATCATTCGACACACCCCCTTACTAATTTCAATAAAACTTCATCACACACTATTCCTTTTTCTTCTTGCAACAGTACCTCTGCGATAACTTCATTCAACGAATTATCTTTTAAAAATTTGAATGATGCGTTTTCACTAACTACTTTTAAAAGATAAAAATAATCTTGGCGCTGTTGTTCAACAATATATTTGCGAAGTTTTGCTTCTATTTCTTTCTTTATTGTAGCACTATCTTTGCCATTTGTCATCATGAAATCCCAATGTTTTTTATGAAACATTTCGTGTTTTATAACATCAATTGCATTTTCTGCAACAAAATAACCTTCTAATAATTCATCATCAATATATGATTGACTAGATATCTTCTCATTTACATATAATATATCATTTATATGTTCATATGCTGCAATTCCGGGTAAATCATCCGCAATAACTATTTTAGATAAACCGTCAATAATATCACTACTTTTCATTTCTGATATAAATTTAATAGTGTTTTGTGCATCTTTTGAATATGTTTGTGTATATAATGTATCTACACTATCAACTTTGTATGCCTTTATTTTAAATTTTTCATTAGCAAATGTTTGAGCTTTTCCCATATAGTCCAAAATATCATGTTGTTCTTCAACAAAAGCCTTGTACCAATCATCATATTTCATATCCGCCGGTACTGTATAATAATTGCCTTCTTCATCTTTTAAAAGTCTTTCTTCACCTTCCATAAATTCATCATCAATTTTAGGTCTTGTTGTTGATCTACAACGTGGATGAAAAGGATGGGCAGTAACTCCCGGCATATATTCATCTGTTTTAAAAGATTTCATATTCATTTCTTGACATATATCTGATGTCTTGCTATCTAATATCGCAACCACTTCGTATTCTTCTACACCCATATTTTTAAAAGATTCAAGTTGTGCCAGTGATTGAAAATATGCTTTTTCAGTAAACACTAAAGTTGCAACACGTTTTCTATCAACTTCAAATGTTTTCGATATATTGTCTATTAACTTATCTGCTGATTCACCTTGTATAAGGTTCAATGTTAAGCCTTCGTGCAATTTGTTCACTAGCTGCGCTCTATGACTTCCCCATATACGCTGTGAGAAGTTAGAACCATCTGCTGCCCATGGTTTAGAAAGAGCTTTTTCAACTGCTTTCGTATCTAGTTTTGCAAATGTAGAGCCTATACCAACATCTTTTTGCATTTCAAAGATACTTCTATAATAACTTTCGTTATAAATGTTTTTCATAAGATTGTTGATACCGCTTGATTTTTTTGCAGTCAATTCCTCAACGTGCTGTTGCATTTGAGTTTTTAGTTGTTCAAGCCTAGTAACATGAACACGAACAGAAGCACGTTCAAGTTCCTTTGCCCATTTACTTGATACACCTAACGTCTTTCCTTTTTCGATATATTCTTCGACAGTCATATGAAATTCTTTTAATTCTTTACCTGTAAGCATCTTTTGCGCTTCAGCAAATGAAATACCTTCATTTGTTGCAAAACGTTGATACCACGATCTTATTTCAATATTTATATCGCTAGTTGCTTTTTCGTAAATTTTTTCAGTGCTTTTCATATATTCAGCACCCTTATTGTTCATAACGTCCTCAAGAAGCATAAAACGCTTCTGCCAATAATCACTATTTCTTTTCCATTGATTATGCAATCCTTTTTCTTTTAACAGTTTTTCTAATTCTTCGGGTGTCATTGTTCATCACCCGGATCTTTTTCTTTAGGATCATTCTTGTTTGTTGGTGGATTATTACCAAAAGCATTAGCATAATCATTCATCATTTCTTGCTTCTGTTCTTCCTTTTGCTTTTTCATATTCTCAATCAACTTATCAGCATTACCAAAAGGAAGTTGCCTAATAATATCTTCATCACTGATAGTACCTTTTAATTTAACAAGATTATCAATAATGCTTGTTTCATCTTGCAACATATCCCTATTAAATATAAATTCAACCTCTTTATCAAAGTAATTCCCTTTACCTTGATAATTTATATCGAAGTCGATAAACCACTTTAATTGTTCCATAGCATCTTGAAACTCTGTTTCTGTATCATTGGTATCAAGTTCAATATCATAATACATACTTTGAATATTCATTTGATTAGGTGTTCCTGATGCCCTTAACTCTTTAACATCTACACCACCACCGTTTTCTATGATTGCATTTTTGAACACTCCAAGAATAGCTTTATAGTTTTCAGCATTAACTTCAATATGTAATGTATCAACCCCACCTTTCTCTTCATTAGTGTTTCTAACTTTGATAGCACCATAAGCTGAAAGGTTTCTTCTAAATTCACCTAAATTTTCACCATCATAGTTCATGATAATTAAAATAGTGTTTCTTGAATCTTCGAGCATATTGTTAGTAAATACCGTTGTGATAGTGTTAATACCATCTTGAAGCGATTTAACACGCTTTAAAAGAGGTTCTTCTGTATCACTTACCTTAAATGGTATAAGTGGGATTCTTTCAAAAGAAAGATATTGTTCTTCTACAACCTCATTATCAATTGATGAAGTGTATGTTATGTAACTATAAGTTGTTTCACCTTTCTGCTTATCGTAAAGCAACACACCACCTTTATAAATGTAATATCGTACACCTTCCATTGTATATACTTCTAAATGCTGAACAATCTCAACAGAACCATTTGAAAAACGTACTTGCTTAGTATAATAGCGCCAAAAGAAATCTATTTCATCATGTTCATCATCTTTCCAAAATACCTTTACTTCATATGACTTAAAGCGTTTGAACTTCAATTCATTGTTATCATAATAAGGGTACAAATAAGAAATACCGCCATTATTGGCATCTTTACCAATCCTCTTTAATGTTTTCATAAACTTCTTATTAAAATACTTATTTAACATACCAACATACTGTTCATCATCACTATTAACAGTAAAAGGCTTCCCAACCAAGTGATTAACCTTTTGATTGACGAGCCTTTTATATTGATTATCTGTTATTTTTTTTCTTGGCAAGTTTGTAACTTCTTCAAGTTTACCACCTTCACCAATAGCCATTCTTTTATATTTTAAAATATCTTGAATATCTCTATAATATTCATCTGCTTTTATTTGATCTCTACGTTCTTTAGAATTAAGCCATGCTTCTAATTCTAATTCAAGCCACTTTAAGTTATGTGCTGTTTCTTCAAGTGGTTTATTTAATTTAGCATCCAACCAACTCACTCCTTTCCTTATAGCGTTAAGCATTTAATCACCTCTCTAGTCCCATGAATAGATTTCACCTATATTTATCTTTTCAGCAATTCCTGTTGTAGCATCAGGCGCATCATCATTTTTATTCTTACCTTCCTTTTGATATTTCATCATAGCTTCATAGTATTCAGGAAATCTATGTTTCCAGTTATGAGGGAAATATATGTGTTCCATAACCCATGTACTGTTAGAAAGTATTCTAGCAGCCTTATTTTTGCTTTGATGAAATGGTCTAAAGACTGTTTTATTTGTCTTATATTTCTCTCTCATAATTCTTTCAACGTTTCTTGAATAACTTCTACCACCATTATTCGATTCAATATCAGCGGTATTAACTTTATCTTCATACATCATTTTCGCTTGTGCTTGTTCAGTTATTTCCATACCCTCTTTTGTATAAAGCACATTTAGTATATAGGCTTCGTTTTGGAACGTAACCCCATAATCAATAGAACATAAATAATCATCACCGGTATCAGCTGTATCAGTGTCATTCTTGATGTATTTGAATTGTGGCAACTTACCATCATACGTTTTAAACGATGTGTACAATCGACCTTTTAAATCAATAGGCTCTTGCTGATAGTTTGCACTAACAACATCTTCACCCATTACTTTCTTTTTGGCTTCAAAACTCTTACGTGAAAGGACTTCTTCACAAAGCATAGTTCCATCATCTTGTAATGCCTTCATGTTTATATGCTTAATTTTATAGCCATTTCTGGGTAATTCTTCTAATGCCTTACCAGCCAAATCATCACTTGCCCATCTAGTCATAATAATGATGATTTTGCCACCTTCTTCTAAACGTGAAAGCATGGTGTTTGTGAACCATTCCCAATGCTTTTCCTTTAACCCTTCATTACACGCTTCTTCATAAGATTTAATTAAATCGTCCATGATAAGCAATGAAGCACCAAAGCCTGTCGCAGTTCCGCCTGGTGATGTGGCAAGATAGTTGTTGTACCCACCTTCTAAACTCCATAGATTCATAGCACCATCACCACGTTTGATTTTAACATTTGGGAATACATCGCTATACACTGGTTTCATTGGATCAGCCTTTGTTTCCATAATTCCATTACGAACGTTCTTTGAAAACATTGTTGATAATGTTTCGTTATACGAACCTGTCATAATCTTTTCATCTTGATTTTTTCCCAATATCCATTCAACTAATAAACTAGCGGTTCTTGATTTTCCATGCCTAGGTGGTTCATTGATAATCAATACATCATATTCATCTGATTCATAGAACGCTTGCAAATCAGCACATAAATCAACTAAATATTTTCTATCACGTTTATAGAAATCAGGTGCTTTTAAATTGCAAAAATAAAAGAACTCACGCTTTGCAAGTTCTATCTTCGCATTAAGTTTAATCATCGCTTTATCAATCATCATCTATCAGCTTCTTTAACTCTTCTGTTGTCAATCCTTCCATAGGATTATTGAAAGTGCCACTTACCTCTATTTTGTCATTAAACATACCTAAATGCCTACCTAACAATTCAAGTGATCTATCTTTTGGATAAAACTTTATCTCAATACCATTCTTTCCTTCTTTGATTGATTCAATTGCCGGTAATAGTGATTTAGGTATATCCTTTGTATCTTTTATATAAACAGTGCCATTTTCTATCGTTACAACATCCGTTATATTTGCGAATGCTATTGTAGCTAATTCTTTTAAAACGTTGTCCTGCGTTATTTCTGTGCGTTTAGAACGCTCATTCATTCGTTCATGAATATATTCGGCAACCTTAACATTCCTTAACAGCCTTGATGATGCTGAATATGCTGTTTCATCATTCTTTATTCTAGGATAGGCAACTTTATATGCTCTAGTGGCATTAAGGTCTATCAGGTATTCATCTGCAAATAATTTTTGTTTTTCTGTTAGCATCAATGCCACCACCTTTCTTTTATTTGTTGTATCAAATCAGAAAACAAAAAAGCCACCAATTTAAAATTGATAGCTTAACATTCTGATATATTG